CTAGATTGCGAAAAACACGCCCGCCGCGATACCGCCAAACAAAATCCATTTAATGATGTAATAGCCAGTACGGTTCCACGCTTTTAACCGTTTCCCCACTTTGCGCACCGCATAGATGTACTTGAACAGCTTATTGACGCCGCCGGTGCGATCGCCCTCTTCATTTGGCGCGGTAGCCGCACTCATCAGGTTGCGGCCCAACCAATGGTTGATAGCTTGCGCCCAGCGAAAACGCATTGGCCGCTCGATATCGCAAAACAGAATCAGCCGGTTCTGCCCACTCTGGTTTTCGGCAAAATGCAGATAGGTTTCATCAAACATCACGCCCTCGCCGTCACGCCAACTGTAGCGCTCACCGTCCACTTCAATAAAGCAGCGGTCATCATTCGGCGTAATCAACCCCAGGTGATAACGCAACGAACCGGCGTAAGGATCGCGATGCCGCGGCAAACGGCTACCGTCCGGCAGTTCGGCAAACATTGCTGCCTTGACCGAAGGTAGGCTGCGCAGCAGCGCGGTCGTTTGCGGGCACAGGCTCATCGCCGATGGATGGCTGTCTTCATACCACTTGAGATAAAAACGCTTCCAGCCGGTTTTGAAGAATGAATTGAAACCGGCATCGTTAAATTGATCCGAGGCTTTAATCTGCTGGATCGCCATTAACTGCTGCCCTTCATCACGAATGGTTTGCCAATTATCCCGCAGCACCTGTAGCTCTGGGAATTGCTCCGGCTTCAAATAAGGCGTGGTCGGCACCCGTGAAAACAGATACATAAAAACATTCATCGGTGCGGTAAAGGTGGAATGATCCGAAAGCTGCCGCCAGAAGTTATAACGCACCCGGCCACGGTAATGCACATACACAACGCATAAAATAAATAGAAGTAAAATAATGTATTTCATGATTGAACCGCATTGAAGATCCCAACACCCTGTACGCCAATCCAGCGTACACCCCAGTTATTTCCTTTTGGCGGATGAACCGCGTCGCCCTTCCGGAACACCACTAATCATTAACGCTAATTAAACGAAAATCTATACAAAAAACCACAATAATTTACACAAAAGCTAAACGAGCGGGCTATTGCTGCCTATCCCGATATCACCGATATCGTATACCGCTATCTGCAAAATCCTGGGCGCTGATGGGTTGTTCGCTATACCTATACTGGATATCAACCGTTGAGCGAACATTGCAATAACAAGTAAAAGGAGAATTTGGTTGTTCTTGTTTAGAGAGCAGTAGGCCGTACAAGGTCACCGCGGCATGCTGAATTACACTGGATCCTCCGGCAACGGCCAATGGACTGAGTCACCTGATCACTTTTCCAGGCTGGCGAAAAGCCAGAGCGGCGCGGAACCCGATGCCTATCACTTTGAGCTATCTTTCGTTGAGCTTCCCATCCGCACCCGACAGCGTGTTCCATCTGCTGGAGCCGGACATTAATCAAGAGCTGTATGGAATGCCGGAATATCTGTCGGCGCTCAATTCAGCCTGGCTGCACGAGTCCGCCACGCTGTTCCGGCGTAAGTATTACCAGAACGGCGCGCACGCAGGCTACATCATGTACGTGACCGACGCCGCGCAGAACAATACCGATGTTGAAGCGCTTCGCGATGCGATGAGCGACTCGAAAGGCATGGGGAATTTTAAAAACCTGTTCTTCTACGCGCCGAACGGAAAGCCCGACGGCATCAAGATTGTGTCGCTCAGCGAGGTGGCGACGAAAGATGATTTCTTTAACATCAAAAAGGTTAGCGCAGCCGACCTGCTGGATGCCCACCGCATCCCCTATCAACTGATGGGCGGTAAACCGGAGAACGTCGGGTCAGTGGGTGACGTGGAGAAGGCCGCGAGGGTATTTGTCCGCAATGAGCTGACGCCGTTACAGCAGCGCATCACCGAGGTGAATGACTGGATCGGCGAGGAGGTCATCCGCTTTAAAAAATACACCCGCGACAACGAAAACGAATGATAGACCGGCCGCCTGATTGGCGGCTTTTTCGTGCCCGCCTGTAAGCGCCCCAGACGCCCACCACGACGAGCACGCACGCCCTCACTCGCGAATCAAAACAAAGAACCCCGACGCCATCACGACGCGCTGACGCCGTCAATTCTGATAATTAAATACGTGCCTGCGCGCAATGCTATCCCCGCCACGCCTGCCCGCTATCGTCTTGGCTACGTCGGCGTCATTCCAGCTAACCCCCCCGCCCTCAATCAAATTCATCACCGCCGTGACATACTTAGGCGTTGCTACCTGCATATCTGGATCAGGTTCTCGCTGAACCTCCCCACAGTTATTGACAGGACTCCGAGGTGCGCCAGAGGCGTTTTTAAAATCAAAGGATTCAAGTCAATGACTTTGCACAGTGCGCCACTGTGCAAAGTCAGATTTTGTAAATGCATCTGTACCAAATACGACGTAAGTTTGACGTCCATCTCATGTCCACATCTGGGTGCTTTTCAAGTGATTGTATTGGTCTACTGAATTCAAGTGCCACCTGTTTTATATAGGGAACATTGATATTCAAGGCAAGAAAAAGGCCGCCGAGGCGGCCTAGCAAAGATACATTAGTCATTTGAAATAAAAGGATTTATTTCTAAGCGTGTCCACACATTGACCACACTTCGAAAAAAAGCCTCGGATTTCCGGGGCTTCTATGCTTCTGTTACATAAACAAACATTGCTGGCCGTAGTGATTTGGATGCATTGTCAGTCTAACGGTGAGACTCAACTTCACTCTCGGTAGCATATAGAGTGACCAATGAATGACTGCAATACTTGTTCTAACACTGATAATGGCTCTGCTTATTGTTCTCACTGAGATGACGCCTTAAGAAAGGTACCTGCCCTTCTAAATCCAAATACTACTTGCAATCACTTTTTCCGTCATATCTTACCGCTACACACAAAATAGCTTCGCTACTCTCTCAAGTTGACATGACACACTGACAATTATTTCTCACCTGTTAATGGTGGTTGAAAAATTTCATTAATTATAGATTCAGCCAATTTTCTCTGTTCTTCTGTTGGCTCAGGATCTAGCTTGGATTCAACTTCATTCAGTTTTTCAACCCAAAACATATACTCCTCATCTGTAAAATCACTTGCTTTCTTTTCTTGATAAGACTCAATGAAATCAATCAGTTTTAAAGTTAAACCTTTAGCTTCTTCAGTCGGTTTGCTTTGATAGTCATCTTCAAAGAAATCTTTTCCATACTGAATATAATATTCTGCTTGTTTTAAATACCGACCAAGATAATACAATGCAGATCTAGCATCGGAGGTATTAACCCCTTTAATTATATCATTAAAGTTTTTCATTTCATCCAATCCTTATTATATCAAATGCTGACTGTGGCAATCCGGAAAGTATATATTCGTGTGATAATGGATTAGCCATGTCCTTAACGTTTACCTTTTGGTAAAAAGGTACTGCCTCCAAGCGAGAAATAACGCACAATAAAGGTCTAAACTGTTGATCTTTAGCTAGCTTAGTGATGGTTACTATTTCCTCATATGCTTCCTTGGTAATTTTTCCAAGTTCAAGCATCGCTGAAGCCCCCTTCCTAATCCCTAACCGATTGTAATTTATCTTTGTATTATGTAGATCTGAGCCATCTACCTCCTTTTTAAGTAAATTGTAAATTTCTAGCGGGGAGGAGCTTGGTGGGACAGTAAAATGTGGTGACTCAAAGTCAGAACCAAAATAAGGTGTACACCACATATAGTGCTGATCAGAGTAATATTTTTTATTTATATTGAATGCAAGGGTTGTCATTGCAGAATATAAAATTGGATTTTTAATGTCCTTCATGACACTCGAGGCTCCTTTGATAAATTGATTTCATAAAAACTCTTTTTTAAAAGATAAATCACAAATTCAACATATTAATTAAGTCAACTTTACATACTCCATACAACAGTATCTAAAAGTCATTTTTATTTAAAGTAATCATTTAGAAAAATAAATATAATAGTATCTTTACCGTGATCATATTAATAATATCATGATGACTATAATAGCATGTGCATTTTTACGCATCATGTCAATTAAATATTTACGTAAATTAGTATATTTTCCTTTGATTTTAACTTCTAACAAAAAAACCAAGAGTTTATTATTTATTGAGTGGACAATGGTTGCGAGATGGTATTAATAAAAACACAATAATTTTAAATGAACTTATTTATTCGGACTCTCCTACGCATAACTACACTTCGCAGAAGCCCCGTAAATCAGGGACTTCTGCGTTTTAACTACATCAACATGCTTTGCTGGCCGTAATGGGTCGGGTGAGGTAACACCGGCACCACATGGCCGGGTTTCATAATTGTGCGTTCTACGGTTTCCATGGTGACAAATGTATGACTGCAATTGATATTCTGACACTGGTGGTAACGCTCCTTTGTATTCTCGCTGAGATAACGGCTTGAATGGGCATGAGCAGCAGTTCCGCTGATATTGCAATGAAACATAATTTATCACCTCGACACGTCAACATTGATAAGGTAATTTTAGTCTTTTTACTTTAATATCAATTAATTATTAATCATTCAATCCTGTTTATTTTCCTCTTCGTACTCCACATCCAAAAGCTTAACCTCAAGCTCTAGCGCCGTCGTGTAGCCGCCATCACTGAGCGAATGGGTCACCTTCGTGATTGTCCACGCCTGCTCGTCTATGACGCGCTTAAACCCTTTCACCGCAACCGGCGTTTCCGGGTATAAATTCGCACGCCCCATAGCAAGGCTGATAGAAAACTCGGCAACACCGCGTTGCAACTTATCCCATTTCGCCAGTGCGGCACGCATCGCTTGCGCCTTGCTGGCGTAAACCGTGGTGATGGCAAACACATTATCGGCCTCGCCGGTCATGTACTCCCCCTCTCGCTCTTCTTTCGGCTTGGCTGCAGCTTTCTTGGAGGCAACCGGTTTAGCCTTCGGGTGTTGCAACGCTCGTAGGTGCTGCGGCTTCGGTTTGCGCTTGAGCTTCACCTGCTGTTTCTGCGGCTTCGGGTCTTTGGTGTGCAGCCATTTAGCTGTAACGCCGGTATAGGCCGCCCGGTCTGCAATAGCAAACTGATGCCGGTCACCGTCACGCCGCTCAATGGTCATCTGCGGGATAGGCTTTCCGCTGGCGGTCACACCATTCCCGGCCCTGATAAATAACAACCTCCCGGCTTTAATCGACACCTCCGCACCATTGCGGATGGCGAGACGTGTCAGGAATTTGGCGTCAGACTCCTGCGACTGGTCAATATGCGGGACTTTAATCTCGGCCAGCCCTTTCGCTACGCTGGCCGACAGCTTATTACGCTCGGCAATTTTGCCAATCACCGCACCGAGTGACATGTCGTGATAAGACTCCTCCCGGCGGGCATTGAGCGAGCCACGAAAATCAGCGGAACGGGCGCGAATGGTCAGTGTATCTGGCGCGCCCCGATGCTCTATCTCGTCAACGGTAAAATTGCCCTTGTTGAACACCTGCTCACCGACAGTGGGCGCCCACCATGTGCGCGCGCCACCGGCACGACAGGTCAGCCACTGCAACCAGTCCGACGTATTACCGCCCAGTTGAACGCGACAACGCGCCCAGGCAGTGTCAACGTCTACGATGACGCCAATACGGATGAGATTGCGCACAGCGCGCGAGAGTTCTGAAATTGATTCGAGTGTATTCATGAGGGAAAGGATGCCGCTGAAGGGATCCAGCGGCAATCAGATAGCGTAAGCTCAGCAACCAAACAACTGAGGTTGCTGAATTTTATCAGCCTTGTTTTTTCAACTTCCTATGCTCTGATAAAAGATCACCTAGCCCCCTACTAGGCCCATGGATACTCATATCCATAATTTCTTTATCAGTAAACCGGTAATTATTTAAAGGATCAATATACTTATCATCCCATCGTACAAACCCATAAATAACATATAGGGAGGATTCAGCTATGGGGCTACGAACACCTGAACTATGCATTATTAAATGCTCAGGATCTTCAGCATAATATTCACTAGGGAAATCCCTTATTATTTCCATGAACTTCACTCGCCAATACTGTCGATCTTCAATATACATGTCTTTATGCGATGACATTATTATTCTCTTACTAAAGCGCTCTGATGTTTTTAAAAACCTCGCACATGTCAGCCACAGAAACCTATCATTTTTTGGTATTTTTTCTTCTCCCTTTGGCTCCAATGTTTCGAATGCTTTTTTTAAATGTTCCTTTGCCTCCTTATAATAATCCTCTGAAATGTGACGTCTAATATTATAAATAAGCGTTAATAAAGTCACGCTAACCGTAAGTAATATAAGAAATCGAGTATATCCCTCACCCTCAGTACTATTTAAAAAAACAATAAAGAAAACAACACTCATCCCAACAAGAGCTAGGATCACCACGTAAAATAAGATATTTATTAGACTAAACGGCTTCACTCTCTCCAGTGCTCTATTGGCTACAGAGCGTAGAAATCCATATGTTTTATTCGGTTTTTTTTTCATTTCAATCAACACTTTTTAGATAGTGACCAAACATTACACCTAGATTATCTTCTTACCAATGTAAAAAACGATAAAATCTTCTACAACTTGTCTATCAGCTTCACTGAAGCCCAATAACGGCCGCGCGTCATATTGCACGTCCCGGCTATGGCGGTTCGGGCGGTCACGTAAACCCTCCTGATGCACGCGGGCGATACGTTGCACGCGCCCGGTAAATTCGACCAGCGCCTCATCAGCCGTGCCTTTGGCTTTCATGTAGCGATGGGTGCGCAGCTTAGCGAACATCTCGCGCTTAACCCGCCCTTTTTTGCTGCGGATCGGCTGGCGTTTACGGTCAATATACGGCGCGCCGTCCGGTGCCTGCTGGCGCTTAATCCGCCCCTGCTGACTGGCGCGCAGCCGCTTCGCTATCTCGGCGGCCATCTGGCGGCGGCTGGACGCGGACAAGCCTGCAATCAGCCCCGCCAACTTGTCATCAAAGGGCTTTAACTCATTCATCCCATTCACTCACAAGCTCACCATTGGCATAAAGATGCGTCGGACTTTCCATCGGAATCGGCAAGGGCGGCTCCGGCGCGTGCGTGACGTGCAGCTCGCGGTCACCTTCTTTCACTATGGTGCGCTCGGTCAGTTGCAGGCTGATACTGAGGTCATAGCTGTCGTCTTTGTTGATATCGGCGATGTAGGTAAAGCCCTTTTTTCTGCCCTCGTCCGTGGTCATGATATCGGGCTGACTTTCCCGCAACCATGCTCCAATCGGCACCAGCAGCAAATCAATATCATCCGGGTAGTCGGTGACCACCACGTTGAGCGTGTAGCGATTTTCAAAGGACAGGGAGGCGGCCAGCGTTGCGCCGATGACACCGCTGTCAATAAAAATGCGCAGCATATCCGGGTTAGCCTTGAGTTTCGGCACCGCGTCATAAAGCGCTTTGCGCAAACTTTTCGGTTTTAACATCTTGTTCCTCCTGACATTTTTTCACGGTCTCCACCTGTAGCGCACAGCTCGCCAGCGCACGCTCAAGATTGAAAATATCGGTACTTAAATCACCGTTGGTTTTCGGGCTACTGCCGGGTAGCGGGCAACTGCTAACCTTCGGACAACCAGCGTAAATAATCGTCGGGGGTGGCAAAGTCGGGACGGGTGTGCAGCCCGATAACATCATCAGGCAAAGCAGACTGATAACAGCGGCGCAGAGTTTCATTTTCATTAAGCAGCCTCGTAATGGTGTTATTTCGGCGGTTCGCCAACTGGTCAGCGGTGGCGATATCACAGCAGGATTTCAGCCGGTTTGTGCTGGATTATCTGGTGTTCGGCAACGCCTTCTTAGAAAAGCGCCAGAGCGTCAGCGGCAAGCTGTTGAAGCTGGAGACCTCCCCGGCCAAATATACCCGGCGCGGCGTTGAACCCGGTGTTTATTGGTTTGTGCAATCGTTCGTTGAGCCGCACCCGTCCGCACCCGACAGCGTGTTCCACCTGCTGGAGCCGGATATCAATCAAGAGCTGTACGGAATGCCGGAATACCTGTCGGCACTCAATTCGGCATGGCTGAACGAGTCCGCCACACTATTCCGCCGCAAGTATTACCAAAACGGCGCGCACGCGGGCTACATCATGTACGTGACCGACGCCGCGCAGAATAATACCGATGTGGAGGCGCTGCGCGATGCGATGAGCGACTCTAAAGGCATGGGGAATTTTAAAAACCTGTTCTTCTACGCGCCGAACGGAAAGCCGGACGGCATCAAGATAGTGCCGCTCAGTGAGGTAGCAACGAAGGACGATTTCTTTAACATCAAAAAGGTCAGCGCCGCCGACCTGCTGGATGCCCACCGCATCCCCTATCAACTGATGGGCGGCAAGCCGGAGAACGTCGGGTCAGTGGGTGACGTGGAGAAGGCTGCGAGGGTGTTTGTCCGCAACGAGTTGACACCGCTACAGCAGCGCATCACTGAGGTGAATGACTGGCTCGGCGAGGAGGTCATCCGCTTTAAAAAATACACCCTCGAAAACGACGACTAATGATAAACCGGCCGCCTGATTGGCGGCTTTTTGACACCCATCCGCAAACGCCCTCTGACGCCCACCACGACGAGCAAACGCACACCCACCCGCGAAACAAACCAAAGAACCCCAACACCATCACGGCGCGCTGACGCCGTCAATTCTGATAATTAAATACGTGCCTGCGCGCAATGCTATCCCCGCCACGCCTGCCCGCTTCATGAGTCGGTTTTAATGCAGTTGTCTGAAACGATGAAAGCCGCACCAGTACTGGCACGGCTTTCAATATCTTTATGCGAAAATGAAATGCGCAATGATGCACCTGCATGCAGATAAAATTACTTAACCTTCCCGTCAATTACACCGCGCGCAAACATAATAAAACGCAGCATAACTTTGTTGTTCATCCATGTTTTATCCGCCAGATGCTCCACCCAATCGAGCACCTCCGCGTGAGTTCGACATGAATGCATTGGAACTTTATATTCACCTGCAACGTTAAAAACGATATCTCCGTCAGCAATTTTTACTTGTTCTGCTAACAGCTTGTCTTCCTCGATAATTTCATCGGTCAAATTTTCATCAACATTTACAATGGGCATCTTTTTTCCTTATAAATAAAATAAATAACATCGTCCGCAAGGTCTGGGCCACCAAAGGACGCAGAAGTTTATAACGTACTACTCTTCAATTATTTTTTCGACATCACCGGTCTTAATATCCACACGCGCGCTCACAGCCTGAGTAACAACGCCGCCATAGGCATTTGTCCCTTTGAATGTGGTTTTAACCACTGCGTGAGGGTCTTTCCCAAGGACAAGATGCGACACTGTTTCGACATGCTTATACGATGAATCATCATTCATACTTTTCTTAATCAGCTTTTCAAGCGGGCGATACGAGCCATCCCAACAGCTGAAATTCTTCTGGAACGCGTCAAGGTTGGTGTATTCAGCCATCGATTTAGGGTCTTTTTGATAACCGGCATCACACCATCCAAGAACTTCGCCGAGCGGCAATTCCTCTGACTTAGTAATGCTGTACTCACTTAAGCAGGCGTAGAATCCATCGCCATCGCTCGCCGGTATCCCCTTAAACTTAACGTAATCGCTGACGATTTGGTGACGGTCTGCCTGCGGTTTCCGGCGGTACTCAACAAGTTTTAAATCCGCGTGTTCAAACACCGCCGGGGCTTTCGGAGCTTCAACTTTGGGCTCACTCTCAACTACTGAGTTTTTTTGTTCTGTCGGATATAAAACCGCCCCCAACATTGATGCGCAAATAAAAATGATGCCATAAATAACACTAGACCCCATCCTGCTTGGCATGCGCACCCATTGAGGCTTTATCAAACCTATGAAAAACGCCAGTGCAGAGGCAATTGATACAAAGACAATTAATCCCTCCAAAATAATCCCTCTAATAAACTAATTATCATGCATTTAATGTGTGTAATCGCCATGAGCATAATAACAAAATATTCATTGGCTGATGACAATTATTGGCAGAAACCCAGTCAATCATCCTGCGGAAAATATGAGAATATTTGCCCGTCATAATTCACCGGCGCGCCACGTACCAGCGCTCGCAGCTCCCACAGCTCCAGAGTGATACCATGATGTGCCAGCTCTAACCGTATTTGCGGAATCCTTGCCCGTTCCCCGGGCTCAAGCGTGCCGACGGTGCATCATTTCGGGATTTTTTACGATTCCGGGCTATTTCTTGGTGGTTACCCTTACGTGATTGCAGCCTTAATGCGTCCCTCATCGTCTTGGCAACGTCGGCGTCATTCCAGATAACATTTCCGGTCTCGATTAAGCACAGAACCTCGGCGAAGTACTCAGATGTCGTACCCGCACTATCCGTGACTAACTCTCGCTGAACCACTCCACCAGACCACTTTGGATGGTTCGGATTGATATGGTTACACACGAGGTATCACCTATTGTCTGAACGAAAAGCTAACCGTACTGCAGTCACCTTCTTTAACATATACATTCACTCACCCTAGACATTCTATGGAAATGTGTTGTAATTCTTATGATTCACGGAAATTGCACTTTTTGTTAAAGACTACTTACACACTAAAACAGGAACGTTGGAAATGGGTGGAGAGACCTCTGCAATACAGCATGTTGCAAATAAAATAACACAAGACATTTTTAAAGTGTTCAAGTGGCAACGGGCTGTAAGCCAAGATATGAACTGGGATTGCGAATTACAAGCGCATGATAAGAAAACTCATCCAAGTGATGTTGTGTTTTATTATACTGACCCGTATGAAGAAGAGATTGTTTATCTCAATACCGATCTCAAAAGCTATGCTCAGGGTAGCATTGGTAAAGGGATTGTAGAGGGCGCGATCTCTTCTTTAGCCCTTGCAACAGAATGCGCTAACATCAGCCCTCAGTGGCGCATGCGATATATAAATGATGAATCATTAGGTTATAATGTTCGAGGTTTGTTATTCCTCTACAATCATGACAACCTTTATGATAAAGATTTCTACAATAATGTAATGAAAAAAATAACACCTGAGGCAATAAAGTGCCCTCCAAATGTTAAATTGCATATTTTAGACCCATACAAAATATCAGACATCATAAATATATCATCTGATATAAAAGTGTTAATTGGCTCTGGCGAACTACCTCAACCAGATAAGTTTCATTATTATTACCCTGACTTATCCTTAACAAGGATTAAACATCAAGTCACTGAAAAAACGGCCGCAACAATAGAGTTACTTTCATCTCCTTATGTGATATTGAAGCATGACTCATTTAGTTGGATGGGTGATGAAAAAGATAGTGGATATGTCATCTACTATAATCAGCCCGGAAATAGCGTGGATGAGTTTGTATACTTTTTTGACATGTTATCTAACTATCAAATTCTAACTGACGCCAAGAAAATCAGTGTAAGACATTGTCATATTAATCCACATCAAGATGCTATCCATCACTTTGAAAAAGCCAAGTCAAGATATAGCTCTCATTGGTTACTTGGTGAAAATGAGCGATTATTCTCAAAAGTAACCTTGGATAAAGTTACAACAGTTGTAATTCAATACAGCCTTGAGGCAATTGGGATGGAGCAGCGTTAATGAAGAATATGAATATCTATTTTGCAACAGATAAAAACATTTATGATGCTCTACATCATAAACGAATCACAACTGCAATATTGCGAGAAACCCTTCTAAGAAAAGGGATTATTGTTTCACCAGACTTTTCAAGAGAAAGGTTGATTGATGAGGTCTGTAAGCTTCCTCACGGTTTTAATGATTTGGAAACATTAAAAGAGTTTGTACAAACCTATGACAAGAGGGAAAGTACAACAAATCTAAAACTTAACACATCGTCATCTCAGAATGAACTGAAAGCCGCAGCAGAAGAAGTTAAAAAAAAGCTGGCCACAGGTAATGGCGAAACTATTTCTATAACAGCAAAAAAAGATGGATCTTTATCGATCGATGTCAACTATCAAGATATCGACTTATCAAGAACTGCATTGCGACAAATAGACAATCGAAATGTTAAAATAGATATGAAGGTAACTGATGGTAATATCGATATCAGAATGCCGCAGAACCAAAAGGCTAAAGATGTTGTAACACTATTTCAGAATGAATTATCAAAGATAAAATCAGAAGAAGTTGAAAAGTTTGAAATATCTTTAGAAGCCATCCCCACTCCTGTGCTGAGGAGTCAATTCTTTCAAGATCTAATGAATGGCCTCGATGGCTATGAAATCGATGATGTAACCAATGTAGAATTAAACAGACATAGTTCAAAAGGGGATGGGGAGGATGACGAAGAAGAGGAAATTGAGACAGGCTTTGTTAAAAAGGCCGTATTAAAGGGTGAGGCTGTTAATAGTTCCGCTATCTTCGCCCAACTACACAGCAAAGGTTATTACATTGGGCGCATTGCATGGTCGGCAAAGCCGAAAAGCACCATAGGCAATAGAATTCTTGTAGAAGCATTTTTTAAAAACGCCGATAACTGCTCAGATTTCTCATACCAAATTAAAGGGATAAATAATCAGCGCACAAATGGTTTCAATATTACAATGCGTGCTGCAACTGACATTGAGAAGAAAGACATAAGTGAATTAATTGAATCATCCGCAGAGAACGCCTATAATATCGTAACTGGTAAAAAGGTGAATGAGCATGAGAAAGGTTAAATGGATTATACTTAACAGTCGTTTCTCATTAAATGAAACGATTGAAAAACTTATGTCTGACCCCTTTACAGAGGAAAAGGGAAAGGGTTTTATTTTCGATAAATCTAGAGACTCCCATTTTCATGGTCGTTTTGTTGAGAAAGTTATCAGCGAGGATAAAGTCAGCACTCTCTATGGAGATATTACAACTATAGAAAGAGTTGAGTATAGAACAACCTCCTTTACTGTTGATAAACGTTTTTCCCCAGTTGCTTTAATCGATAACCCCCCCCGCACTCTAAAACCATTTGCTCAAGCTCTCGTTAAAAACTTAGGGTTAGGTTTTAGCCTAGAGCAAATAGAAGTGGATCCTTTCGTTTGGTATACAAAACTTGCTGAGAGTCTCACTTTAAAGATTATTCAACTTGACGTTTCTCAAATACAAGTTGCTGAATTTGCATTGGCAAAAATGCAAATTACCAGTACAAACGATTTAAAAAAGTATTTCATAGATGAGTTATCAAGTAAAACCTTACGATTAGACCGCTTGACATGTTCTATTCACTCACAAGAACACATTGGAAAGCTTAAGTTATTTCGTAATGGAATGGTGCAAATAGATGCACGTTCCGAGAAGGGACTTTCCGAATTACTTTTTGATAGTCTAATCAAATCAAAATAATCACTATAAGGCTATCAAAAAGATAGCCTTATTTATACCCATTTTTAAGCTTCCGTTTAAACCCAACCCACTCGGTCAATACCGGATATAAGAATTGCTTACTGTCAAAACTAACGGCTGCCCCTCGCGTTAGGGCTTTCAACTCCCAACTCTCGGCTGTAATGCCCTGTTGTATCAGCTCAAGCCGTATTTGCGGAATCCTTGCCCGTTCCGCCGGGGTCAGGCGCGCCGATGGCACATCATTTCGGGATTTTTTCCGATTCCGGGCAATTTCTTGGTGATTCGCCTTCGGTGACTGCCCCCTTATCGCGTCTCTTAGCGTCTTGGCAACGTCAGCGTCATCCCAGCTAACATCCCCGCCCTCAATCAAATTCATCACCGCCGTGACATACTCAGGCGTTGCTACCTGCAT